TATGGACTTGTGCCGACGAAATATTCCTCTACGAATTGGCCAACCTCGAAGGTCAGGGTCGGCTTGGTCGGGCTGTTGCCCAGGGGCCATTCCTCGAAGAAAACACAGCAATTGCGCGGCCATTCGCCGTAATCCTCGCCGGTCAGGTCTTTAATACCCTGGTTGTCGATGCCCTCGAAGACCGTGATTTTAGGCGAGCGGTTGCCAAGTCGATCCGGCCAGATCTGTTTATTGCCCGTCCAAATACGAAGCATCATTGCCGGGCCTTCGCCCAAATCGACAAGGAAACTCTGGCGGTACTGGGTTTCATAAGCGGCCGCTTCCTCGCCGCCGCCCTTGCCGCCCCCGGCCGAGTGCTTGACCTGATATGAATGAAGATCGCCCTCCCAGATAAAATTCCCGGCAATGACGCGAGTACCCAGAACCTTCTGAATCGGCGGGCCGTTCGTCGCCTTCTGCATCGGGTATTCGTTCATCTCGGGCCACGGTGTCTTATCTTTCGCCGCCGGGAAAAGGATATTGGCCAGGGTGGAACCGGCCATCATGCCGAGCATCCCACCGATCTGCGTGCCGGTCAGGCCGAACATCGGGGAAAAACCTATTCCGAAGAGCGCCCCGCCGCCGATGGCGGCACCGATACCGCCCGTGGCGATGCCCAGGCCGATGGCCATGATCGTATTGATGCCGATATTGCCGGACCTGAACGAGCCCCTGAATTGACGATTGACAATTGACAATTGACTATTTCCTCTGTGCTCTCTGTGTCCTCTGTGGCTTAAAATCTCTGTGGTTGCTTCAATTTCAATTCATCGAGCCGATACGTTTGCCGCCAATCCTGCAAATGGCGGACGATCCTATATTTAACCTTGCCTGCCGGTCTCCAGCAGTGGACCATCAGCATCTTTTCCCGATTAACCAGAATCCCGCAATGGGCCAGACATCGTCCGAAGTGCATAATGAGAACATCGCCGGCGGCAATCTCGCTGTTCGGTATGAACCTTGCAAACCGCCCGAGTTCGTCGGCGATGTAATTGTCGGCCATACCGTGCAGGTTCCAATCCTGCGGATACTTCCGCAGCTCATAATCCGTTAGATAGCCTAACTCGCGGGCCACGCCGATCAGCAACCCCGTGCAATCGCAGCCGCCCCGGGTCGCGCCGTGATGCTGGTACGGTACGCTGAGCCATTGAACCGCTTGTTGTGCAAATCGTTCGCCGATGGTCATGCGTATTGTTTCTCCGGTCCGAACAGGACGTCCTGCGAAGCCAGCGTATAAGGGAATCCACGCCACCAGTGCTCATTGCCAAATCGTTGGGCGCATGTCACACCCCGCTTATCGCAGCCGGGATAGAGTTTATAGGTATCGCCGGCGGCGACGGCGTTGACAAACGGCCAGAACACCGTCACCGTGCTGCCACTGTTGGAAAGCACCGGCCTCCGCTGCCCCGCGTTGGAGCCCGTGATCATCTCTATCTCACCCAACTCGTGGAACGTCGTATCCTGCGCCGGCACGCCGTTGGCCGTCACGTTGTCAGCGCCGTGGGCGAGTGATTCATCGTTGACAAATTGAACGCCCGACTGCTGGACGTACCAGAGCCGGCCACTCGTCGCTGTATCGTAAACGATCTGGATGACTTTGCCCGTCCCAGCGCCGGTGCCGCCTGTTAGGGTTTCGGCTTTGGCGATGACACCCGTGGCGGCGTCGAAATCGATCTTGTAAACCGTGCCTCGCGTCGCATCGATGAGCGTGGTCCGGCTGCCGCCGGTGGCCGTGCCGGAATAGGCGAAGGCGGCCCGGCTGAGTTGGCAGATGGCCGGATCGAAAAGCTGCCGCGTACAGGCGGGCTGATAAATATCGCGGGGGACCATGATGTTTCGACCGCCGAAAAGGCTCTTGCCTTCGAGCCGGTAGCCGCGCCAGTCCCATTCGGTATTCGGACGCCCGATGAAAAAGGTCAGCTCCCAGCCGACGGAATATTGCGTGTTCCACAGGATGCGCTTACCCGTAATGACGGCCCCATCGAGGATTTGCTTGTGCGCGTTTTGAAAGATGGTCCCCGCCAGATCGTGGAACTCCATCGACATCGTGACGACCTCGCCATTGAGACCGTAGCCGACGGGGCCCCGTTCGAGGGGCCGAGACAGATAGGTATGGCCGCCGGCGCCCCAAACGATGTCCTCCGAGTGCGTCGTATAATAATGGCTCGTGCCGTCGGCCAGGTCGAAGTCATAGATCTCGGCCACTTTGACCGTCGAAGCCTCAATCGCCGTTTCGTAACCCGGGTCCACGCTGCGCATCACCGGTCCTCCATCAGGTGGATATCCAGGGCTTGCCACAAGGTGGGAGCGTCGCGAACATCGTCATAGGCGTCCATCATAAAACGCACGCGGAAGTAGAACCGGTAATCCGCCGTAATGACCTGGCCGGCCGTCAAGGCGCCGTTGGGCGACGTGCCGGCGGCCCAGTTGATGATGCCCGTCGTATCGGATAATGTAAAATGCGTGCCCTCGGTCTTGGCCGTTCCGTTGATTTTGATTGTCGGGACGTAGATAGTGCCGGGCACGATATCTTTCTTATCTTCGCTCCAGGCCTCCGAGGTGCCGACGTGATAGGTCTTCTGGAGTTGGGTGGTCGTCTCGCCGCCAGCCGCCGTATAAGACCAGTCCGTCACGAGACATTGATAATCGCCGGCGGGATCCGTATCATAAAGCAAAAACGTATCGTATTGGCCTTTGGCCCGGTTGAAAACTTCGATGAACCGCTGCTGCTCGGCCAGCAGTAGTCCCTTCCAGTTGATGAACCAGTGGCGGATCGGCTGCTCCAACAGTTGATTCCGCTGAGATTGACGAGCGCCGCCCGAGAGCCGCATGATCTCCGTTTCCCATTGAAACCGGCGATGGGCCGGCAGATGATGGCCGTGTGTGGCATTCACGTAACCAATAAGTACGATATCCATGCTCATCTTTGCCTCCCGGACGGATGATTGTCGGCTATCGCCGCGTCTAACACGGAGGCGATTTGACGCCTATTGGACTGGAGCCATTGATTCGTCCCGGCGGCGTCTATAGCAGTGACATTGAATTGAATGATCACCGGCACCGGCGATGCGCCTTCAACCGAGGAATTGCGGCCCGACGCCACTTCGGCTCGGCTTCGGACTTCTTCGCCTCGTTGCAAAATCGCCGGAAACTCATCGGATGCCAGACCATTATGCAGCCACGGCGCGCGGGCGAAGATGCCGGGATCTACCATCCGCGTCGGAAAACTCGTCTGACCGATTATACCCCCGGCGTGAGAAACAGCGGTTGGATTCAGACCGAGGAAACTGCCGGCGGCGCTCGTGACCGCCTGACTTAAGGGCCGAGAAACAAATTCTTGCAATAAAGCCCTTTGAATTGATCTGCCTACTTCATTGATAACCTCACCTAATGTCTTAGCTTCGAGAATCGCATCCTCGAAAGCCTTCGTAAACGCCTGGCCGATGGATTCGGCGATTCGGGCGAGACCTTGCGCCTCTTCGAGCCGATCCAATTCCATCCGAAAAGACGCCGTCGCGGCAGTGGCCTGATGTGTATTGGCTCCAAATCTTGCGGCCGCGTCGGCCTGGAAGTCCACGAGCATCTTCGCCTGCTGGCGAGGCTCATTGAGCCGTCCGGTCAGGGCAATCTCTTCCTGAATCTGCCGGCGCAATGTCTCCATGTGTTTATCGGCGTCTTTTTCCTCAGTGGTCAATACATTTATCACACCCGGTCCAGGGCGACTTTGCAATGTTGTGGCCGCCGAGGCCCGCTGCTCGGCCTCTTTTCGCAGATTGGCGTAGAACTGCTCGACGGCATTGATCTGACCTTCGGTGTTCGTCTTTTGATCGCGGTACTGCAAAGCCAAATCCGCCGGCGAGATAATGCCCCGTTTCTCGCGAATAAAGGCGTTCAGCATTCCCGCTGGTGTCGCTTTTTCCCACAGGTCCACAACATCGGCGACGTCCGCCTTCATCTCCAGCCAACGATTCCCAATGCCCG